GTCGATCGTGCCATCCATGATAGATCTCTTGATTGAGATTGCATCGTGTGCATTTGTAATCATAGGTTGGCAAGTTAAGCACCTCTGTATCTTGTAAGACCCACAAGCTTTGCAGCGGTCAATGTCTGCATCTGTAGGTTCGCTAGTAATGTGACCATACTTTAGTTGAAGCAGTGGCAATAGATCCTCTAGACGGATGATGCAGGCATAATCACTGGCATCTTCACCTTGTCCGTTGAGTCTAATAACTCCGAAGCCTAATTCCCCCGAAATGGCTGTCCGAGCCTTCAGCTGCTTAATGTAAGCAAGAGGTTGAAATCCAGCGCGGGCTTTGACTTCAACATCGAACGGCACATTAACAACATCTTTGCCACTACCTCTTCCCACACATGCGCCTGCCCACACAGTCGATAGGTACTGTGCGACAACGCGTTCTGTGCGGAAACCTCTGTGTTTCCTTGCTTGACTAGCCATTCACTGCTGTGCACTTAGCGCATTGCCATGTGACAACACCATTGACTGAATCAGATGAAATGTTTTCTAGATCCTTAATCTGTACTGGCTCATTGCATAGCTGACAAGCAATAAAGGCTGACATAAGGTCAAGCCATTCACCATTGATCTTAATTCCAACATGTCCCATTATACTCTCGCTTTCTGTGGTCGCCATTTTCCTGAGCTGTCAAGTTCATACCAAACAGCAGGACATTTGCCCTCAAAACCTGAATGTCCAAGAGCTGTGCATTGATACGCTGCCCAATCTTTGCCAGTCTTTGCACTATGTCCAGTTTTCCAGACCATAGATCCATGCTTGCATTGTGGTACTTCAGCAGCTTCTTCTGTTCCCATTACAGTTGCAATGTTTTCCATAGCCTTTTCAAGCGTTACTGGAGCATCGACTACTTTCATGTAATCATTGACTGGAGTAGTCCAATAATCCTGAACATCTGCAACAGCAGGCTTAACAGGCTTTTTTGCTACTACCTTGCTCATCTCTTCGCGACTTGGTCTCTTTCCTTTAGGAGCATAACCTGCATTTGCAAGCGCTCTGCCGATTGCCGAAGTCTCACAATTCTCCAATGCTGAAGTCTGATTGACGCCTCGACTAGAAACTGTCTCCTCAGCGTACCCTGTCGCCCAAGCAACGCCATCGCTAGCATCTTTGTATAGGTACGCTTTAACAATGTATCGAGAAGCCTCGACCACTTCCAACTCAGTTGCAATGCGAAACGAAGGGTAATCTTTAATAAACTTTTCAAGTCTCACCTCTACTGGCTCGTAATCGGATAAATTAAACATAGAGATCGTTCTCCTCTGTCGCCAGTTGCCCAGCTAGTGCTCCGTAGCTGCATAAATCAACCCATGTGTCGATTTGCTGTGCTGATTGATTAGTCCTTGCAAGTTTAACCAAGACCATGATCCCTGCCACCTGATAGTCGTGAATTGGTGTCTGTAAGTATGCACTGAGGAGCATTGCTGTGTGTTGCAAGTTATCCGCAGGGTGACCATACAAAAGCCCACGCTGACTGATCGTGTCGGTTGCTGAGAGTAAGATTTCATTGGCTTTCATTCTTGCCAAAATCCTTGACGACTTAGATCGCGACCGCGCACATAACCTTCGCGCCTGCCGTCCTTAAAGCCTTGCCAATACCAGATGAAATTGGTAGCTAAAAATAAGCCAATAATTCCTATAATTGTGATTGAGTTAATCATTGTGTACCTATCTGCATCCAGTGCCCTTGACTGGCTTACTGAATTAGAGTCTCACGCTAATGTGACAAAGTCACGCACATTTGTATAACGAAACGATAACGATTATCTAGGTCTGCCGTAAGATTTTCCAGACACAATAAATGTGCCATCCTTTTCGATGTTGATTAAATCAACCTGCACCTTAGATCCATGGACATAGATAATGGCAAAGGCTTGCTGCCAATTAGCCACGCCCTTTGTGTAAGCAGCTTGCTTAAAGTCCATTAGATTGCCTACCTCGACACCATGCAGGACACGCCCTATACGACCCCCAGAAGCCTCTGAGAAGGCTGATCTGCCTGCTCTGTGTGTATGACCTGAGATAACATTTTTGCCATGCCTACGGGCTGCTTCTAGGGCTGATAGACCCCCTTGTGGCTTTATGGGTGTGTGATCTCCATGCACTGCAATCCAATTAGGTGCAATAGCCATAGGGTTTTTGTGGAAGGTAATGCCTAGCTCATCAAACTTTAAAAACTTCTCAAAGCGTAGCTCTGGCAATGCACCGAAAGCAGGCACTTTAGCCATAATGATGTTATACAAGCGATCTGTGTGATTACTACGGATGCAATCTGTAACGCCTAAATCCCAGAGAAGTTGCACTGCCTCATTACGATCATCATCTAGGGTCTGGGCATAACTACCCATGCGCCCTTCTTCCCACTTGCTAATTTGAGGAAGGTCGATCTCATCGCCTATTGTGACAACTTGATCTGGCTTAAACTTTGTAATGAAACTAGCAAGGTTACGGGTTGCAACCCTGTCATGATACGGAACTTGTAAGTCCGAGACTACGACTATTCGCTTAATCGTCATCCTCATCTTCATAGTCGCCAAAACGCTCTGGCTCGATTGGATCAGGCAAGATCCAAGCAGGATAAGCGGATCGCTCTACGATGATTCCTAAGACTGTTTCTTCATCAAAGCCTGCTCGCTTTAGACTTTGAGCAAATTCATACATCCCAATGCAATAAGCATCAAGAGCTGAATAATCTTGCTCAACTAGATTCTTGGTCGCTTTTCTTGCCATAGGAAAATGTTACCTGTCAAGTAGTATGTTATAGATCTCATCGACTCGCGTGTTGAGTCTTTTGATCTCAGACAACAGATGAGTAATTACATAGCCAGACAAGCCACCGAGTGCTGCAATGGTGGCAAGGTAGAGAGTAAAGAAGTCGGACTGTGTCACTTCTTGATGCCCATAGCAGGATCGTTAGCATTGAGGTAACGAAGCATTGGTGGAATAACAGAGGCGATGCCTGCTGCAATAAGTGCCTTAGGATCTGACACTCCAGCTGCTGCCATTGAGATAACTGCTACTAGGAACGCTCTAGCCCATGAGCCTGCTGCTGTCTTTAGTTCATTCATCATTCTCCGCCTAACATAGATACTTGAAAAAAAGCCCCGTCATTATCAGCTTCTTTCTTAAAGCTGACATGGCAGTGCTTAACATGTTTGTTAGCCCCTGAGTATTTGCGCCACTTCCAGTTAAGGATCTTGGAGCAAATGTGTCCATCAAAGATGATGTAACTAATACGATTGTCTGCTTTTGACTTTGATAAGGCACGAAGCTGATCTGCAAGATCGCCCATAATGTCTGGCTTTGACCCCTTAAATAAGTCACGATCGACATCGATGGCACGAACCCAACCCTGCTCATCAGGATTATGATCTGACTTACGCGAAGAATGTCGCGTGTCACCGATCCATCCATCGCTACCGCGATCACGATCTGGGAACGAGTCGTCAATCTGTTCTCGTAACTGGGATGCAGCTTTACTTAACTTAGGCTTCATCCAAGTAAGAGCTTCGCTTCATCTTCTGTGATGCCTAAACGCTCTAAAATGGCTGCCTTGTTTGCAGATTTAGCGGCATCTTGCTGTAATTTCCATGCATCGTATTTATCAAAACCTGCTTCGTAATCCGCTTTAGTAATTGGTTCGCAATCGACAAAACTAATTCCTTCGTAAGTATCGCCAACCTGAACATAACCGCCATTGGGAATAAGCATGTTAAGAACTTCGTAGTATTTAGCCATAATTAAGCTCCAATTTCCATGAGAATAATAGATGCAACATCGCTGTCTGATTGAAGAATAATGGTTCCACTGTTTGCAGTAGATTTTAACTTCCATTGGATTTTGTAAGTCAGAGATGAAGTCGATGCTGGACTATCTAAAGTGATAATTGTTGGACTCAATCTTAATTGTGCTGCGTTCGCGCCTGATCCGACATAAACATAGTTATTCTCATTATATGTCGTAACAATGTTTGTAGAACCTCTAACAATTTGATAACCAGCAGCTGTCTGGTCTATTAAATTGTAAAGATAATAAGGCTGCTGGATCATAACCAAAATCTTGCTAGTTGCTGATGTTGGTGTTATTGAGGCTGTTAGACCAGAGTCAGTAAAAGATGTTGAAGTTACTGTTGTTGCTGTTGAATAAGTTGCATTCACAACCTGTAAAAGTTTGCCGCCACCGCCTGCTGCTGGAGTAGCCCACTTTAATCCTGTCGCTGTGGTTGAATCTGCTGTTAGAACTTGATTATTAGTACCAACTGCAAGACGAGCAGGCGTGTCATTTGCAGTCGCTGCAATAATGTCACCCTTAGCATCAACGATAGCATTTTGAATCGCGTTGCTGTCATCCTGAGCAACCCATGTGAAGTCCATGTCTGTGTTAGTTGCCTTAGCAAGCACTTGACCAGTAGTGCCACCCTTTAGATCGACTAGTGAAGCATCGATAGAATCGCCTAGAGTCTCAATGGCTACTGCGCCATCCTTGACTAGGTCAGTACTGGTTGGTACTGCCCAACCAAAATTAGGGGTTGTTGTTGCCATTAGGTTAGAGCTCCGATCGCTTTAGACCACTGTAGTGTAGCATTTACGCCACTCCAGATGGTGTTAGTTGGAATTACTGTTGCCCATGTCGGGGCTATAAGAGAAAAGTCTGTTGGTGAGACATAGATACTCATGTCCACAAAAGTTGGGGTGGCTCTTAATGTGATGCCCTCTACAAAGCCTGAGAAGTACCCCTCAAACATGTTAAAGGGCAGATTGGTGATAACTACTGGCTCGCCAAAAAAGAGGTTAATAAGATCATCTAATTGGGCAGATGGCATTGTTGGGTTGTCAAGTCTAAAAGTAATCTGGTCAAGCTGGGTTCTAGGGGTTGAACGAAGGGCTAAATCGCGTGTGATAATTGTGGTGATGTCTGCCAGATAGCGGATGTTAGAGTCAAAAGATTTTTGATAGCGTCCATAGGTCGTAATGGAAGCAGCGTCTATATCTGAATAAGTGCTGTTGTAATCATTGCCATAACGCACAATCTCA